AACTTTATTTGATTTTGATGAGGGGGGTGAAAATGATGGTCAAGGTAGAGTTGAATTAACAATCAAATTAGAAAATAGCAATGAAAATGGAAACATGGAAAATGAGAAAAAACCCGAAGGCCGTAAAGATCAAGATCTAATAGATCAAAAATGGCGTAAGGTTTCAGAGTTAGGAATATAAATGCTACCGTTTAAATATAAAGGATATGAAATAAAAATAAGGAATACTATATCCGATCGAACAGCCGTTCGAATATCTAACAATGTTGAAGATCATAACTATATATTCAGCATTAGAACAGTTAAAGAAAAACTATTCGGTAACCTAGTCAATAGAATTAAAAGAACTGTTGACGATTTAATTAGGTATAAGCAACAGACCGAATAGATCCAACCAACTTTCCCTAACCCCAGGCCCNNGGGCCTGGGTCCCTTAGAGGTACCAACCGATTTCCAAAAATAGAAAGTTTTATTTTGTCCTTTTTTTAGGATTTTTTTCTCGATGTTTACTATCTTTACCTTTACTTGATATGACAGATACACGTAGTGGGTCGCTGTAGAATACAGGGGTTTCTTTTTTGGGGACCCGAGTGTATAGTAAATATAGATGACCGATACAGAATTATTGACCACTGATCAGCTACGAGAGAGGCTCGAAAAAGTGTGGCTTAAACATATAAAATTATGTCAAGATAACTTTTTATATTTTGTAAAAAATGTGTGGCCAGATTTTATTTGTAAAACTGATAGGGACCCAGATAAATGGGGGCACCATCAACATATTGCTCACGAGTTTACAAAAATATCAAAAAATAAAAAAGGGAGACTCATTGTGAATATGCCTCCCCGTCATACTAAATCAGAATTTGCATCCATATACTTTCCTGCATGGATGATTGGAAAGAATCCTAAGATGAAAATTATGCAGGTATCACACAACGCAGAACTTTCAGGAAGGTTCGGTGCTAAGGTAAGAAACTTAATTGACAGTGCAGAGTATAAACAAATATTTGGAGATGTTAGACTAAGAGAAGATAGTAAGGCTAAAGGCAGATGGGAGACCAATCAAGGTGGGGAATACTTTGCAGCGGGTGTTGGCGGTTCTATCACAGGACGAGGGGCTGACTTACTTATTATTGACGATCCACACACGGAACAAGATTCAATGTCCGATAGTGCAATGGAGAGAACTTTTGATTGGTACTTATCTGGCCCTAGGCAGCGTCTACAACCAGGAGGCTCGATTGTACTTGTAATGACAAGATGGGCAGAAGATGATTTGACCGGAAGATTAATACGATCAGAAAATGAACCTAAGGCAGACAAGTGGGAGAAAATTTCTTTTCCAGCTCTTTTAGGTGACGAAGAAAATCCGGTACCTGTTTGGCCTGAATATTGGAACCTAGAGGAATTAGAAAAAGTTAAAGCTTCTATATCAATTAGAAATTGGTCTGCACAGTACATGCAAAATCCAACTTCAGAGGAAGGAGCAATATTAAAAAGAGAATGGTGGCAACCGTGGTCCGAGGAACTTCCTGCGTTAAAACATGTCATACAATCTTATGATACTGCGTTCAGTAAAAAAGAGACAGCCGATTACTCAGCTATTACTACTTGGGGAATATTCACGCCTCACGATGGCTCACCTGATGCTATTATGTTAATTGATGCTATTAAAGGTAAATGGGATTTTCCAGAATTAAAAATGGTAGCGTTAGATCAATATAAGTATTGGAGTCCAGAGACAATTATTATTGAAGCTAAAGCTAGTGGACAAAGTTTATTACAAGAACTTCGTAGAATGGGAATCCCTGTTATGGATTACACTCCAGGACGAGGGCAGGACAAACACTCACGAGTCAACGCCTGTTCTCCTATATTCGAATCTAAGCAAGTTTGGTATCCAAGAGATGAACATTGGGCTCATGAAGTAATTGAAGAATGTGCTGCGTTTCCTCATGGAGAACATGACGATTATGTGGACAGCACCACCCAAGCTATGATAAGATACCGACAAGGTTCTTTTGTAACTACTTATTCTGACGAGGACGAGGTTAAAAGTTATAAAGAACGTAAATATATATATTATTAATTAAGGAGAAAAGACATGTCAAAAAAATCAAGAAAAAGAAATAAGATTCTCTTAGCTGGTGCAGCTTTATTAGGTGCATCAAAAATGGGATTACTAGGCGGCAAATCAACAGCTTCAGGTGTTGTTGGTAAAACACCAGAGTTTAGAAAATCATTTGTTACACCAAAAAAANTAAATTATATTACTAAAAAATCACCATCAAATAAATTCCCATTACTTAAAGTTACTGATACAGGGGATGTAATTAAAAGAGGTGTGAATACTGGAGTTGGTAATGAGAACACAAAATTTATTAGCACAAATGCTAAAAACCCTGGAATTTTCCAAGGTGGTAAAAAAATTAGTGATTTGAACCCAAAAGCAATTAGTGTTTTATCTGATGGCTCTATTAAAGCTAAAGGTGTTACTTATAAAAATAAAAGTGAGTATTCGTCTGCTATGAAGAAAAAAAGAGGCGAAACAGGTAGTGCAAAAAATTTTTTAAATAAATTTATACTTGGAAAAAAAACACAATTAAAAGCTAAAGGTGGAATGTCTAAATTATATACAGGTGGTATGGCAGTTTCTGGTAAAGGCCAAGGAATTGTACTTGCAGGAAAGAATAAAAAGACTATTATCTGTTAATGGTATTTATTAATGGCTGAAATTGAAAAAGCAATTGAAGAAGAAGAAGTAATCACTCCTGATGCCGAAGAAGTAGACATCGAGATAGAGGGAGAGGAACCTACTACTGTTGATGAAGCGATAAGTGCGTCTGAAGAATTTTTTAAAAATTTAGCAGAAGACTTATCTGATGATGTTCTTCAAAGAATGTCTAATCAGCTATTAGATGATTATAAAAAAGATAGAGTCTCAAGAACAGATTGGGAGACTAGTTATACTAGTAACCTAGATCTATTGGGTATCAAACACACAACGATGACNAGACCNTTTAAAGGTTCGGCATCCGTGACTCATCCACTTTTATCAGAAGCCGTTACATCATTTCAAGCACAAGCCTACAAAGAATTACTTCCATCATCAGGGCCCGTAAAGACTAGGGTCCTTGGTGTGGAGGATCCTGAAAAAATGAATCAAGCACAACGTGTGCAAGATTTTATGAACTACATGATCACCGAAGAGATGGAAGAGTACACTCCAGAATTTGATCAACTATTATTTTATTTAGCACTAGCAGGATCTGCATTTAAAAAAGTTTATTATGATGAAGTGATGCAAAGAGCGGTATCTAAATTTATTCCTGCAGAAGATTTAGTGGTTCCATACTATGCAAGTGATCTAATGGAATGTGAAAGAATTACCCATGTTATTAAAATGGGAGAAAACGAAATTTTAAAGAAACAAGCAGGAGGATTCTATAGAGAAGTAGAACTTAAACCTACTGCAGCAGGACCCACAGAAATTGAAAANAAATANCAAGAGTTAGAAGGGGTTACTCCTTCAACAGATAAACAATATTCATACCAAGTTTTAGAAATGCATGTTGATTTAAACTTAGAAGAGTTTGAAAATACTAATTCAGAAAAAGAAGTTAAAGTTCCTTACATTGTAACTATTGATGAAGGTTCAGGAGAGGTTTTATCTATCTACCGTAACTACGGTATGGAAGACGAAACTAAAAAAAGAAAAGAATACTTTGTACATTTTAAATTTTTACCAGGATTAGGCTTTTATGGTTTTGGTTTAACTCATATGATTGGTGGATTAAGTAGAACTGCTACTCAAGCACTAAGACAATTACTAGATGCTGGAACATTATCTAACTTACCTGCTGGATTTAAGTCTAGGGGTATAAGAATTAGAGATGATGATCAACCTTTTCAACCTGGAGAGTTCAGAGATGTAGATGCACCTGGTGGAAACATCAAAGATCAGTTCCAAATTTTACCCTTTAAAGAACCTTCAGCTACATTATACCAATTGATGGGCTTTGTTGTACAAGCAGGACAGAAGTTTGCAGCGATTACTAACATGGATACGGGTAATGATATGCAGAATAGAGCTGTTGGTACTACAGTTTCACTTCTAGAACGTGGATCGAGGGTTATGAGTGCAATACACAAGCGTTGTTACTACTCAATGCGTAGAGAATTTAGGTTATTATCAAAAGTATTTGGAACTTATCTACCTCCAATCTACCCATATTCAGTATATGGTGCCGATCAAGCGGTAAAACAAACTGACTTTGATGATAGAGTAGATGTTATTCCAGTTGCTGACCCTAATATCATGAGTATGGCACAAAGAGTAACTCTTGCTAATGAAAATTTAAAGATTGCTATGTCAAATCCTATGATGCACAACCTTAGAGAAGCATATCGTAGAGTATATGAAGCATTGGGGACTCAAGACATAGATCAACTACTTATTCCACAAGAAAAACCAATTGCTAAAGACCCTGCAACCGAGAATATGGAAGCGATAATGCAAAAACCGTTAAAAGCATTCCCAACTCAAGATCATGAGGCTCATATGGCAGCTCATGTAGCATTTATGCAGACAAGAATGGTTCAGATTAACCCTCAAGTATATTCAGCTCTACAAGCACACATCTCGGAGCATGTATCCTTAAAGGCTCAAGGTGAAGTTGGGGCTATGATACAAAATGATCCTAATATGCAGCAGATGCTACAACAGGATCCAGAAGGAGCAGAGATTAAAGTAGCTTCTATGATTGCAAAAATGGTTGCAGAGATAACTACACAACTTGCTCAAAGTGAAGCTATGGGTCAACAGAAAGATCCACTAGTTGCATTAAAAGAAAGAGAACTAGATTTAAAAGCAGTTGATATCCAAAGAAGAGCAGACCAAGATATGAACTCAAATGAGATTAGAGAAAATGAAACTGACGAAAGAATTGATTTAGAGAAAATGAAACTAGAAAACAATGAAGATCAAGCAGCAGAAAGAATTAGAATTGCTGAAGAGAAACTTGAAATTGCTAGAGCAAGAAAAAGGGGAGGTAAATAATGCTTAAAAATAATGGTAATATTTACGTTACAGAGAAAGCCTCTAAAGGTAAAGCTATAAGAGTTAAAAAATTTGGAGGCGGAGGCACTATGGGTGCATCTGATAGAGGCTACCAAGGTGGAGGAAGAGACAGTAAAGGTAATGTTTCAGGAGAAGCACCAGGAGCAGGAGGAAGCACAAATACAGGTGGTGGTGAAAATAAAACTACTAAACCTGCAAGCACTAAAACATACAAGGAATCAAAAAATATTTTTAAAGGTGCTAATAGAGATGTGCCTTTCAATAAACCTTTTGGTTATAAATCCCAAATTGCAGCGGGTCTTTTAGGAATAGGGCCTGCTTTATCTATCGCTAATTTTGGAGCAAAACAAAACTATAAAAGTAGACAAAAATTTGCAACAAAAGAAGGTCTTGCTAGAGATTTTTATAGAATGGAAAATAAACCTTTACAACCTAACTCAGCTATTGGTAAAAATTATTTAAAGGATGCAGGATTTGGCAAAAACAAAAACCCTATTAATACAGGTAAGGATGGAGGACAACAAAAATGTCCAGATGGAAGTTTACCCCCCTGTTCATCTGTTGCAAGTACACCTAAAGTTGATGCAAATTTAGTATCACCAAAAGATAACTTTTTTAATTTTAAAGCTTATAAAGTTGGAGGTTTATCTGGAGGAGTAAGATATGGGCCACCGCCAAAAAGAGGACCTAATCCAAATGTACCTCCTATTAAAATGAAACATGGAAGTAAAAAAGAAATAAAAGCAGGTTATCATAAAATGCCTGATGGTAGTATTATGAAAAACAGTGCTCACAAAGGACGTAAATAATGTGGTTCTCAGCAATTAAATTAGCAATATCTGCTGGTAGTAAAATTTATGCTAACAAGCAAAAAACTAAGATGGCAATGTCTGATGCACAATTAATGCATGCATCTAAAATGGCTCGTGGTGAAGAAGCTTACCAAGGAAAACTTTTAGAATCAAGAAATTCAGATTGGAAGGACGAGGNAGGNNNANNNAGTTTTAATAATTTTGTCACTGCCGATAGCAATTCTGGCATGGGCAGTCGTGAGTGATGATCCAACCGCTATGGACAAAGTAAAATTATTCTTCGATATGTTTGCAACACTTCCTTCATGGTTTACTAATTTATGGATTTTAGTCGTGGCCAGCATTTATGGAATTAAGGGAACACAGATATTTAGAAATGGTAAGAAATAATGTGGAAGTGGATTAAGAAATTATTTAGACCATGGAAACTTAATAAGATAGAAACAGTAGATTATTCTACATATTCTAAAGGTGACCTTAGAAAACTAAAGGCACAAGGTATAATTAAATCTATTTACAAACCTTATAATTAATATATAAAAACCCCATGATCCAAGGGGACAGCACAGAATACGAAATCCTAAAAGAAGCGTGTGAATCTTTAGAAGCTGATAATTTATTTACAATTGAAATAGGCGTGAGACAAGGGGCGGGAACCAAGCTTATTTTAGATACACTAAAAGATAAAAATCATTGGCATCTTGGAGTTGATCCATACGGTAATTTAAACTACGAACACTATGATGATTCGGGTGCTTATACTTGTGACTACACAAACAGTATGAAGCTACAATTAATTAAAGATATTGATTACGAGAACTTTACTTTATTTCCTATGGGAGATGATGAGTTTATGAAACGTTTTCATGATGGTGTTCCAATTTATAGAAATGAAAAAGAAGTTATAAACAAATATGATTTAGTTCATTTTGATGGACCTCATAAAACAATAGATGTTTTAAAAGAAGTATTATTTTTTGCTGAAAGATCTAAACCTGGAACTGTATTTATATTTGATGATTATCCAAAATATAATATGGACTTAATTCTTAAAGTTATAGTTAATGATTATGGTTTTATGTTACTTAAACAAGGTAAAAATAAAATAGCTCTTAAACGAAACTAATGCTTGATTATCACACAAAAGAACAAATTGTTAACGTCATAAATAGATCGATTAAAGATATTAAACATCACCTTTGCTACGGGGTTGAAACGGTTGAGAAAATAATGTATGCTCGGGGCAGACTCAGCGCTTTAGAAACGCTGCTTCAGGATATTAAAAACCTGCAAAAGGAGGATAACGATGGTACAATTGATAAAACCTAAACTTACTGATTTCGGAAACGAAAAAAATAA